TGGGATTTTGGCGGTACTATGTAACCCAAACGGGTAGCGGTGCTGAGATTATTGCAACAGGAAAAATGGAATTGACTGCACCTGATCTATCTACTACAGGAGTGGTGAGATACAACGGGTACAATGGTAACTATAAGACCTACACAACAGCATGATAAAATTATTCAAGTTTGATCAAGTGCCTCTGCCCGTTTACAAAGAAGTAAAAGGGAAGGACTACATCTACTATGGGGAGAAAAATGACTACCCGAACTACCTACTTCGGATCTATAACAATAGCGCAAAGAATAACGCTATCATAACAGGGAAGGTAGACTACATCTGTGGGAATGGATGGACAGTAAAGGCTGAAGATGAAATGCAGAAGGCTAAGGCATTCGGTTTGATTGATCGTATCAACACCAAGCAGGAAAGCCTTAACGAATTGACAAAGAAGCTAGTGACTGATCTATCCATCTTTGGAGGCTACTATCTTCAGGTGATATGGACAAAGGGCACGGGTGAGATAGCAGAACTTTACCATGTGGATTACTACAAGGTGAGAACTAATGCAGACAATAGTGAATTCTATGTCTCTGACAATTGGATCAAAAACGATAATGTCAATCCTAGACCTGATTTCGAGACCTACCCTGCATTTGATCCTAACAATACCACAGGCACACAGATCCTATACTTTAAAGAATACAGAGCAGGTGCGAATACCTATTCTTTGCCTGACTACAGAGGGGCTATATCCTACATTGAACTAGATATCTCTATCGGGGAGTACCATCTGAACACCATCAACAACGGGATGTTTTCAAGTAAGTTGATCAACTTGAATGGTGGTAAGGTAAGCCAAGAGGAAGAAGATCGTATTGAAAGACAATTCAAAGAGAAATTTGCAGGATCTAAGAATGCAGGAAAATTCATGCTAGCATTCAATGACAGCAAAGAGAATGAACCTTCAATCATTGACCTATCGGGGACTGAACTAGATAAGCACTTTGACCTATTGAATAAGACAGTTCAGCAGGAGATCTTCACAGGTCATAAGGTAACTAGTCCTATGCTTTTTGGAGTTAAGACTGAAGGTCAACTAGGTGGTAGATCAGAAATGAGAGAGGCTTCTGAGTTATTTCAGAACACCTATGTGAATGCAAAGCAGCAAGCCCTAGAGGAAGTCATCAACTACCTTTTGAAGTTCAATGACATCATAGCAGAACTTGAAATCAAGAAGACTGAACCTATATCCTTCCAATTCACAGAGCAGATCATCAGCACTAACATGACTCAGGATGAAATCCGTGAGAAGCTAGGACTTGCACCAATTGAGAAGAAGGAAAGCCAAGGGGCACAGGATATCATCAACTCTTTGAATAGCCTATCCCCATTGATTGCTACCAAGGTGGTTGAATCTATGGATGTGAATGAATTAAGGGGCTTGATTGGGCTACCTGTACGGACTGAAATCGTAACACCTACAGAAGTCATCACAGATCCTAATCAAGGATTCTCTGATCACCTCCACCTTGAATGTAGCATCTCAGAACATGATGCAAATATCCTTCAGAAGTTTGAAGGCAAAGGTGTATCAAAGCAAGGATTTAAAGTGATTGAAAGTTCAAAGATGCACTTCTCTAGCATGGATGATTTCATCAAGCAGGATCTATTTGCTGAGTATATGCTCAATGAAGTACAGAAGAAGATCATCACTCAGATCCAAAGAAATGAGGCGGTGACCATACCACAAATAGCCAAGGCTGTAGGGATAGATGAAGCATCTGTAATCTCAAGAATCAATACTTTGATTGATGATCAGGTGCTAGTTGAAAAGATCACCCGTGAAGGATTGATCACTAGATCCGTGACTAGATCAGGGATAGCAGCTATCAAAAGACTTCAGCCCGTGACTTCATTCAAGGTGCTTTATTCTTATGAAGAAAGACCTAACATTCCCGAAGCTAAAAGTGGATCTAGACCTTTGTGTCAAAAGTTATACAAAAGTGATCTATTCTTCACACGGGAAGAGATTCAAAATATATCCAATCAGCTAGGCTATAGTGTTTTCCAATTGTGTGGTGGATGGTACACCAACCCGAACACAGGCAAAAGAACTCCTTTCTGTAGACATGAGTGGAAGCGTAATGTAGTAGTAGAAAAAACATCAAGATGAGCGCAAATGTATTAATGATCAGTGAGCAGTCCTTTAAGGATTTCACTGTAGCCTCCGCAAATATTGACCTGAAGAATGTAACTCAAGTCATCAAGATGACACAGGACAGGTATATACATCCTATCTGTGGTACTGCCCTATATGATAAGATCCTCACACTCATTTCAGCAGGCACTATAGGACAGGGTGGGAATGCTGTATATAAGACCTTCCTAGATAACTTCCTAACAGATACCCTATTCAATTATGTCCTAGGGGAATTGCCTATGGCTATGCAGTACAAATTCGTGAATAAGGGAGTAGTAAAAAGAAAATCAGAGAACATCACAGAACCTACCTTCGCAGAACTTCAAAGCATTTCACAATACTACAAAGGATATGCTGAGTGGTATGCTGAAAGGGCTATCAATTACCTATGTGCGAATAGTACCCTATACCCTGAGTACTTGAACCCAGGATCTGATGTGACTACTATCCAACCTGTATCTAATCAGTACAAGGTGGCTATCAATCTAGGCAGGGGAGACTATGAAGATCACCGACCATATAGCGAAAGATACCAAGGGAACAGATACAAAAAACCATTCTAAAAAATGGCTTACAGCAAAAACGAAAAGAAGCTAAAAGAATTTCTATCCAAGCAAGATGACATTAGTAGACCTAGTCAAAAAGTTAAAGGCAATCCAAGAAGCACACCCAATGATCCGAACATTCGGAGAGGGTGATATCTACGATTATGTAGATAATGGTGGAGAGATTGAATACCCTGTCCTTTGGACTGTGGTGAGACCTTCCGTGTATAACGGCACTACTCTCCGCTATGATCTAGTCCTTCTATTTGCGGATCTCTTGACTGAAGATAAAAGCAACAGACTACAGATTCAAAGTGATCAGCTACTTGTGGCTTTGGATGTACTAGCAAAATTGAAACTAGACAATTCCTATACATTTAATACTACACCTAATGCTGCTATCGAATTCTTTCAGGAACGCTTTGATGATTTTACAGCAGGAGTATCTATTGCTATACAAGTGACTGCTCCTATGCCTTTGAACCTTTGTGTCATTCCAACTATAGCCTAAAATGAATATCTTGAAAAGTGATGAAATAGGAGTGCCTTCTACATTGGTAGCCATCTTTGCAAATGTATCCCAAGTGATCGGGCTAGGTTTTGTGAATATGTTTTTCACATGGATCATCTCGATCTTATCAATCATCTATTTGATCTACAAAATCAAAAACGAGAAAGGTAAATTTGACCAAAAGAAAAATGAAGAAGGGAAGTAGTGTACAGATCAAGGTCACCTTTGGAAAAAGGAGAAACGGGAAGGCAAAGAAGGCATATAGTAAGGCATTGAATAAACCTAAAAAATACAGGGGACAGGGAAGATGAAAAAGTTTTTCACTTGGGCAAAAGGATTTCTATCTGAAGGTGGAGAAGCATCTAGTAAAAGACTAGTAGGTGTATTGAGTGGAATCACTCTATGCTGCGCTTTATTTTTGAATCAAAACGAACCACTAGTATATTCAGTAGCTGCCCTGTCTGCTGCTGCTTTAGGTATCACGGCTGCTGAAAAAATATTCAAAAAACCAAATAATAATAAAAATGAAGATCAGTCCACATCTTAATCTTGCAGAGATCACTAGAAGTGATACAGCCAAGAGACACGGAATAGACAACACCCCAACGGCAGAGCATCTTGAGAACTTCAAGCTACTTGCAGATAAAGTCTTTGAACCTATTCGGGAACACTTCGGAGTTCCTATTTTTATTTCGAGCGGGTACAGATCCAAGGCTTTGAATCAGTTCATTAAGGGGAGTTCATCAAGCCAACATTGTAAGGGTCAAGCCATTGATATCGATATGGATGGAGGGAATGGTGAAGTGACCAATAGAATGGTATTTGATTTCATAAAAAATAAGCTAGACTTTGATCAATTGATTTGGGAGTTCGGAACAGACTTCAATCCTGATTGGGTTCATGTCTCATTCGTAAAATCAGGAAACAGAAAGCAGAAACTCAAGGCTGTTAGGTCGGGAGGAAAAACAACCTATCTACCTATCTAATGGAACTTACCAAAATTGCAAGGAATGTGCATTCTCTTTCACTTAGCAAAGAGGAAAACAGAGTAGCCCTTTTGTCTGATATACATTGGGATAATCCAAAGTGTGACAGGGATATGCTCAAGCGACATCTTGACTACTGCCTTGATAATCAGATACCTATCTTCATCAATGGGGATCTACTATGCCTCATGCAGGGCAGGGGCGATAAAAGGGGAAACAAAAGCGACATCCTTCCTGAACACAATAACGCAAGGTATTTAGATTCAGTCATTGATACAGCAGTAGAATGGTGGTCACCCTATGCACATCTTTTGACTGTTATCGGATACGGAAATCATGAGACTTCAATTATCAAATATCAAGAAACAGATGTGCTTCAAAGGTTTGTAGATCTATTAAATTACAAAAACAAAACCCAAGTATATACGGGTGGGTATGGGGGATGGATGATTTTTAAATATGAGTTACGCAATAGCACTTCAATGAGTAAGACTATGAAATATTTTCATGGGAGCGCAGGCGGTGGAATTGTTACACGAGGGGCAATCAACTTGACTAGGGCACTAGAAATCTATGAGAATATGGACATCTTTGTGATGGGGCACATCCATGAGAACTCAAGCCGTAATGATGTGAGGGATACCTTACAATACAACCAGGGGAAGAGGGTGTACGAACTACAACAGAAGCAGATTCACCTAGCTATCACGGGCACATACAAAGAAGAATATGGAGATGGTAGTCAAGGGTGGCACATTGAAAGAGGCGCACCTGTGAAACCTGTAGGCGGTAGGATTCTAGTGTTAAATGGTAGAAGACTTGTGAAGGATGGATCTGAGAATTATGACTTATTAATCGACTCAAATAAATTCCCACTATGAAAGCAGTACTAGAATTTGATTTGCCTGAAGATAATACAGACTTTCAGGCAGCCATAAATGGCCACAATTATAAAAGTGCTATATGGGACTTTGATCAATTGCTTAGATCAGAGATGAAGTACAAAGAACTAAGTGATGACACCTACAAGGCTTATGAATATTGCCGTAAGGAATTAAGAAAAATACTAGAGCAGGACAACCTTTTTATTGAGCAGTGATGGAATTTTCAACAGATAACCAAAAAATCAGAATTGCTATTTTAGCTTTTATTGCAGGAGTAATCTTAGCTTTTATAGTTTTTCCTAGACCTGAGCAGGAGACTGTCTACAAGTTTGAAACGAAGGTAGAAACGGACACAATTTACACTCGAATAGTAGACACAGTTTATGTGCCGAAAATGAGGATAAAATCACAAGTTTTAAGGGATACAATCCTTCTTGATTTTAAGCCTCAAATTAGCCTGTTTAAGACATCCATTCCTTCGGAGTATGGAAGTACCCATGTGAGTGGTGAAGTCCTCGGAGAAGTCCTTAAAATGACTGCTACGAATGATTTCAAGATTCCTGTGGTGACCAACACGATCACCAACACAGAAACCAAAACAATAGTGCAGAAACCCAAGGGGATCTACCTAGGTGCAGGGGTGAATTCACTTCTTGATCCTTTGGCGAAAGTTTCCTACTTGGATAACAAATATCTATTCAGTTATCAATATCAACCTGTGACAAAAATTCACACTTTAGGTGTATCTAAAAAGCTATTCTAGTATGTGGATTGAAATAGATGTGATGCTTGCAGGTAGTACTATGGATTGGCAGGAACTAGGGCTAGATGTCAAGCATGAATTTGTGAGGCGAATGGTTCGAATAGAGGACATTGCCTATGTGCAGGAATTGGTGAATGATATACAGGTCATGTACTTCTATGACAAATCTTCCTGCTTAATCAGGGGTAGCTACCAAGAGATCAGAGATGAACTGCTTCACCTAGATCAGGAAAGTGATCTTGACTAATTCGGATTTTTTCCGAATAACTGCATGAATTTTTACCAAGTGTAGACAATTTGTCTACGCTTCTATTCCTTTTTTTTGACTATATCCTTCAATTGATTCCAAATATCAGATTGAACATCCCCCCAATACATCTCACACTTTCCATCTTTGAAGGGTGGACTCATAAAGTAGGACTGATAGTCACTAGGTTTAGAGGTGAATCTTAGGCATCCTTTTTTGTAGGCACAATTTGTCCCCATGCACATGGTAATATCAGGACTCATTTTTCAATAATTTTAAGAAGTACAAGGTAGCCGATTAGATCATTGATCACATCTTCATCATCCTTTTCAAGGCTGCCATTCTTGATTCTTTTTAGTTTGTCATCTATGCGAATCAGTAGTCCTTCTTTTGCGGACAACTGAGAGAACACACCTAGGGGTTCAAGGGCTGAATTCCCGTACTTAATATTTTTAGAGATCAGGAGTTCACGGATTTCCAAGAGATAGGTGGATACTAGATGTGAAAAATCATTCATGTGATAAGGTATTCAAAAATGGCTATAATGATCAAGGCAAAGATAAGAGATAAGCCTACTACTCTCAAGAATGATTTAGCCTGCCTGTTCATGGAACTCTTTGAAGGATCTAAACCTATCCCCTTTTAGGTATTGACTGCTTTGGAACTTTGACTTTCCCTTCTTGATCAGGAAGCCATCCTCAAATAGGACATAGAATTCATTTTCTGCTATAACTTGATTGATAGAAATGTAATCTATCCACCATTCCGTAGGCTTTCGGTTCTCATCCATAACCTTTGAGGCTTTACCATATCCAAAGGGGTTCAAGATCTCTGATTCTTCCATGTTTTTATTTGCAAGTTATAGGGATAAAAAGATAGGCTTGAAAAAAATCTCACTTTTTGTAGAAACTTTTTTAATAAATATTTTTTTATTTAATTTATTCCTTCGATATTTGACTTAACAAACAAGCACATCTAACCAAAACACACTATGAAAACTTTAGAAAACAACAAAAACAGAAAAGTAAAATCAATCGAATTGACTTATTCAAACATGACTTTTGTAGTTGAGGCACATTCTCATTTTATTATTTGTAAGAATTCTGCATGGACTAAGACAAGATATACTGCATCAATAAAAGAGACAGGTGAAGGTATTGGGTCAATGGGAAACAGAGAATTGATCAAGAGACAAATGGAACTAATCAATTCAAAACCTGAACTATTCTTAAGATAAACCACAGCCCTTCGGGGCTTTACTTTAAACCCTAAAAAAAATGAACTACGATTCAGAAAACTTCTACGATCAAGAGATCACATTCACCTATGAAGGTAAAGACTACCTATGGATTGGTGACTACACCATTGAACACACGGGGGAAGATGAAAGTGAATTTGCCCCTGCCTATGGGGAGATGGAGATCACCATAGACTATACTAGAAGCCTTTCATCCTATGAACATGGCTATGAAGTTATCCCTACTAGATCCATGCTTATGGAACTAGAAATCGAAATAGAAAGAAACTACTAAAACCAAATAAACAAACCAAATGGAAAAATCCAATTCAATTCAAAACCTTACCCAAGGACTAGCCAAGTTTCACGCTATGGTCGGGCGCATCAGTAAGGATGCAAAGAACCCCTTCTTCAAGTCAAACTACGCAAGCCTTCCGCACATCATCACAGAGATATCTGAACCTATGGAAAAGGCAGGGCTAGTCATCTCTCAGTTTCCTGATGGGGATGGTCTCACCACAATGCTGATTCACGCAGATAGTGGGGAGTATTTATCAGCTACCTACACACTTCAGGTAGTACGGCAGAATGATCCCCAGGCACAGGGTAGTGCATTGAGTTATGCTAGAAGATACGGCTTGACTTCAGTCCTAAACCTAGCCATCTCAGATGATGATGGGGAGGCAGCTATGAAGCCCTTGAGACAAACACCTGCACCTACTAAGGTAGCACCTACAGAAGCGCAATTCTCAGGGATAGTTCAGTACTTGAATGGTACACCTGATCAGCAGAAGACAGCTAAGGAGGCACTAAAGAAATACACATTAACAAGTGATCAAAAAGAAATAATTGAAGGACTTATTTAAAACCAAAACCAAAAACCAAAATGAAAAACAATTCAAACACAGTAGAATTCTACAGCAAGGCTATGAGTTCAATGCCTTTCGTTTTCTCAAGTCACAAATTCCTAGGGAAGCTACGGAAGACAGGCATCAGGAAGGAAGAAATCAAGAGTGACTTTCATCTCTCATTCCTGCTAAACAATAGCGAAAGGATTAATAAGTTCCTTTGGAAAAAGAAAGAAGTACAGATTGAAATTCCTTTGAAGGTGCAGGCAGTAGAACCTGCTCCTGTCAAGGCTGAACTATCAGATGAAGAGATGATCAACATCTTGAAGGCAAAAGGATACAAGGTATTAAAACCAACTTGGAGCGAACTATGAATCTCTACCAAATAACCCAGGAAGCGCAGTATCTAGCTGCGCTTCTTGAAACTGAAGAACTCACACCTGAACTAGAAGCAGAACTGCTGATCAATCAGGAGCAGCTACAGAGCAAGGGTATAAACTACGCTAAGGTCATAGCCAACTACCAAAGTGAGGCGGATCAAATAGATGCCGAAATCAAGCGCCTCAAGGCAATGAAAGAAAGCAGAGATAAGAAGGTCACATGGTTAACAGAAAGCCTCAAGAAAGCCATGCTAGTGAGCGGAATAGAGAAGATAGAATCACCCCTATTCAAGATATCACTAAGAAGATCCGAAGCGGTGGAGGTAGATGTAGTAGAAGCCCTGCCTGCTTCTTTTCAGAATGTGAAGAATGTAGTGACTGCTGATAAGATGGCGATCAAAGAAGCTATCAAAAAAGGAGAAAATGTATTCGGTGCTAGAATTATTGAGAACTTTAATCTACAGATAAAATGAAAAAGCAAACAGCAGTTCAATATTTCGCATCAAAGGTGATGTATTTAAACATAAGTCCAAAAGAGATGCATGAGTTTCTTGAATGGTTTGAAGAATCAAGAAAGATGGAGAAGGAGCAGATTGAAGATGCCTTTGACATTGGTTTTTGTGAAGGCTTTGACTTTGGTTTTAGAGACTTTGATCCTACTTATGAATCAGGTGAAAAATACTATAACGAAACATTCAAATGAGCAACTATCTATACCTAGGAAAATTCATCAAGAGACCAGGAGACCTAGCCCCTAAGGGGGTTAAGTCTACCTACCAAACTGAAAAGCTACCATTCAATGAAACCTTTGAAAGACTATGGCAACTTGCAAGCATGAAAGCCTAGTTCCTTTAGTTAGGGAACTATACACCCAAGGACATACAAAGCATCAGATAGCTGAGATCATGGGTGTGAGATTGGCAGTAGTGAACTATATCCTGTATGTGATCCTAGGAGTTTCATCAAATAATCCTAGAGGGAATCTAGTCAATGAGATGCCTAGGGAACTAGTGAACAGGGTGATCACCCTAGCCTGTTGGGGATACACTAAGAAAGAGATAGCTGAAGACCTGGAAGTAAAAGAAAAGCTAGTAGGGGATCTGATCAAGGAGGCTACGGATAAAAAAATTATTCAAAAATTTTGTTGAAAGTATTGTTTATTCTAAACTATTGTTTAGATTTGTCTATCAAATAACATCAACCCCTAAAAAACATGACAAATCTACTACTAGTACAAACACTTAGAACAGAAACCGAATCAATGAAGAACAGCTACATGGCTCAAATTTCTGATTGGTCAAAAGAAGAATTTCAGAGAATTACTGAAGCTAGAAATAAAATTATTTATGACCTTCACTCAAATGTCATTGTAAGAAATTCATCTACATTTTGGAAGGCTCACAAATTTTTAGACAAATGTTATAAAATTCTTCATTTAGGTGTTGAAAAGTTTGTTGAAAAGCAAATCAAGGAAGCAGGTGAACACTATGAATCTTCAATCTTGAAACTATCCGCAAAAATTGAGAAGAAGGGATTGAACATTGAAAAGCTAGAAGTGAAAAGCGGAAGGGTAGGAGTAAATTTTGAAACTACTCTAACAGATGGAGAGAAGATAGTGAGAGCATTCACAATAGTAGCAAGCGGAGACATTCAGAAACCACACTACAGATACCTAATCAAATAACTAAAAGCCCCCGAAAGGGGGCACACTTTCTACATCATGAAAAAAGCAATTCAAATCACAGGCAGAATCATCTACACGATCCTAGCCCTATCTCCCATCTTCGCCATGGGATATATGCTAGGGCTTAAATTATTGTAATATGCAAAGACTAGAATCACTCAAGAAAGTAGGTCACAGATTCTTTGTGAAGCATCCTAAATTTAGAGGCGAAGGAACTCTATTTTTCAGAGGTGGTGAGTTCTACTACCTACCTGAATTTTCATCTGAGATTCAGATGACAGAAGAAGAAGTATCAATCATTTTAAACAACTAACCAAAATCCAAAATGGAGAATCTAACCATCAAAACTCTTAGAACAGTAGATGTAGAATCTGAATTCACACTATCTACCTGCTTCACTATCAATCAGTACACTCACTACAAGCTAATAGATAAAAATACTAGCCTAGCCGTGACCTTCTATCCTAGTAGTAAGGAAAGTATTTTAGCTTTGGAATTATTCCCTAGCATCCGACTAGAGAATCTACGCTATGTGCAGTATGTTGTAAAGCCTGAGAACTATCAGGAGATCACAGAAGAAGAATTTAATCAGCATTTAAACGAGGCTAAAAAATTCATTTTATCCCTATGAAATCCACCGACTCTCAGACTGCCTTGATCAAGGGATGGCTTCTTAATGGTAGATCCATAACTCAGCTAGATGCCTTGAATATGTTCGGCTGCTTCAGGCTTGCTGCTAGGATCTCCAACCTTAGAGAAGAAGGGCTTGACATTGTAACAGACATAGTTACTATCAATGATAAACGAATCGCCAAATACTACCTAGGACACAAATGAGAAGGAGAAACCTAACCGAATATGAGAAGATAGTGATCTTTGAAATATGGCAGGATCGAGTGCCTACAAAGGTGATAGCTATGGAGATGGGGGTGAGTTATATGTGCATTTTTAATCAATTAAAAAAACGCTCCTTAGTAGGATAATTGAAAAAAATTTTTATATTCGTGTATTCAAAGTCATTTTTGAGGTAGGAGCCAAAAATGATTTTCCAAAAGGTTTACTAAACCTAGCCCGACAGACTCCTACCTGTTGGGCTTTTTTATTTATCATGAAGAAAGAAGCATATTACTTTTCGCACGATGCAAATGCGAAAGATGATCCTAAGATCCTTCAGCTAAGAATGGAGATGGGATGGGAAGGCTACGGCCTTTTTTGGGCATTGATTGAGATGCTCAGAAATGAATCAGATCACAGGATGCAAAAGCATTACAAAAGCATTGCATTTGCATTGCACACGCAAGAGGATAGCATTAAGAGATTGATCAATGACTTTGATTTATTTGCTATTGATGATCAGTACTTTTGGTCTGAAAGCCTTTTGAAAAGGATGGAGATGAAGGAAGCCAAGTCTGAAAAAATGCGTGAAGCAGCGAATAAAAGGTGGAATAAGGATGATGATGCAAAAGCAATGCATAAGCATAGCATAAGCAATGCGGAAGCAATGCAATTAAAGGAAAGGAAAGGAAAGGAAACAAAAGAAAATATCTTAACAGAGGAAAGTCATAATGAGATATTTAGAAAATTGTGGAACAGTACTATATGGCTAGAAGGAATAGCAATAAAGAATAAGGCTAAAAAAGAACAGGTGCAAAATCACTTGAATGAATTTAGACAGGAGTGTATCTTGAAGGATGAATTAAAGGTAGATGAAAAGGATGCAAAGAATCACTTCATTAATTGGATGAAAAGAGGTAATCCAATCTTGGAAAATGAAGACAATTTACCTAAGTATCCGAAATCAACTATAGAAGATAATTGGTGGTAAGATGAAAGCGGAAGATCTACAGAAAATGAATGACCTTAATAGGGATATTTGGGGCATGATAGTACAGGCACAACAAACTAAGAATTGGGCTTTGATGGAAGTCAATCTCAAGAGGCTATACTCCTTACAAAAAAAGTATATTAATTTAATTAATATAATGGATTATGAAGTGAAAGGAACTACCTTGATGCTTCAAGATGAAATACGGGTGAGGAATAAGTTTGAGAAGCAATGGTTCAAGGATGTAGCTACTAGATCAGGAAGCTATCAGGATATGAAAGAGAATATAGATAAACACTTCCCTACATGAAAAAGAAATCAGAAAAGATCTTTGACCTAGACTTCTGTGAGGCATCTATCAAAACATTTGCAGGGCAGAGAGACTCAATGCTACATAACTTCAGGAAGGGTAAGGAGGCTGGATCAAAGACCTATGTGAGAGATCTAGATCAAATCAGTAGTGGAGGCATACAGAATAAGATGTGGTCTTGGAAGGCAGGAGAATTCAATCTGTGGACAGGATACAACAATGAAGGGAAGTCACAGTTCTTGATCTTCCTATGTGTATTGAAGGCAATAAATGAAGGGTGGAAGTTCGCGTTCTTCAGCCCTGAGAACTACCCACCTGATGAATTCTTTGATGACATCATACACACTATCCTTGGAAAAAGCACAGATAGGTATTACAAAAATTTTGATGTTAGTGAGCAGGAATATTTGAAGGCTTTTGACATGGTAAAAGACTCCTTCTACTTTGTATATCCTGAGAAGAATGGTGTTCCTGATTTCACCATAGATCAGATTGAATCTGTATTTGAATTCCTAGTGTGGGAGAAGGATGTCAAGGCTGTGGTGGTAGATCCCTACATCAAGATCAGACATGAGATGACAGCAGGAGAACCTGAACACCTGTACGCTTCTAGGTTTATGATGGATCGGATTAACTTCACTAGAAAAAACAATGTATCCTATCACCTAGTCATGCACCAAACTACACCTAGGAAGGAGAAGGATGGAAACTACCCTCCACCTTCCCTGTACCAAATCAAAGGTGGTGGTACTTTTGCAGATAGCACCGACAATTCTATCTCTGTATGGAGACCAAACAGGGCAACAGATCCGAATGATACCACAGTCATCATCAAAACGGATAAGATCAAGAAGCAGAAGCTAGTAGGTATTCCCTTTGAGATCACCATAGACTTCAACAGAAAGAAGAACAGGTACATGGGCAAGGATGGCTTTGATTATTTTGAGAATGCAGGAGTAGGCAAAAAAAAGATTTCTGATCTTCCAAAATTTCAATACCCATCACCTAATGATGACTTTCAATTCAATCAAGAAACTATAACACCATTCTAAATGAAGAAGATAGTTGATTCTTATTCTGTTAGATCTATAGATTCATTTCTATGTAATGAATGGCTACTAAAAAAGCACTATTTGAAAAGAAGAACTTCATTCACTTATTCCTTTGGCTTGTTTAAAGATAGAATTCTAGTAGGTGTTTTGACATTTGGCAATGCAATTCCATTGAATATGAAAAAATCTCTTTTTGGAGAGGAATACATGGATCTAGTTTATGAATTGAATAGGCTTTGCACTAATGATGATCTAGATAAAAATTCAAATTCATTTTTCATATCTCAGGCATTCAAACTTCTTCCTAAGCCTATGGTGGTAGTATCCTATGCAGACAAATCAGTAGGGCATACAGGATATATTTATCAGGCTACCAATTTCATGTACACGGGTGAAAGCCATACTCAGCTAGATTGGAAGCTAAAAGGATCTGAACATCTACATTCTAGGACATTGATGGATGAATTCTCATTTCAACCTGATAGAGTTAAAAAACTCAAGGAAAAATATGGAGATGATCTATACCAAGTAAAAAGGGAATCCAAATATAGGTATGTTTATGTGCTAGCAGATAAGAGAAAAAAAAATGAAATGCTAAGCAAAAAGCTATTCAAAATAGAACCATACCCCAAGGGAGAAAATAAGAGATATGATTCAAGTTATATGCCATCAATTCAAACCACATTATTCTAAAATGAAAAAGTTAATTGAAAACCTAACACCTAAAAAGCAGGATCTATTTAGCATCCAAACTACCCTACTTACTAGCTTTGCTTTGATTCACTTTGACTTTGACTGTGGGATTTGGTTCATGTTTATTGTCATGGCGGTTACCATAGGAATGGACTTCATTTATAAGGCTTGCAAATGATACAATTCAAGATCAATGAGAAGCCTTTGTCCGTGAATCTTGCATGGCAGGGAAAGAGATTCAAAACACCTGCCTACAAGGAATATGAAAAAGGAATGCTTTTGCAAATGCCGAAGGCTAAGATTGAAAAGGATCAGATGCTACGGGTTGAATTCTTCTTTGGCTTTTCAAATAAGGCTTCAGATCTTGATAACCCTGTCAAGTTATTGATGGACATAGCACAGAAGAAGTATGGCTTTGATGACAAGATGGTCTATGAAATGAATGTGAGGAAGTGCATAGTGAAGAAGGGAGAAGAATTCATTCACATGGGGATCTATAAGATGCTACCATTTTAGACAAAATTCACCCTTAAAATTTGGATATTAATTTTTATCCTATATTTGAAGAAATAACAAACCAAATGAGCGTAGAAGAAGGACTACTGATCAGAAGATCAAGAAAGAAAAGCGGATACACACAGCTAGAACTATGCAAGAAGCTAGGGCTAAGTCATGCCCCTATCAATCAAGTTGAGAATGGATGGGAGTCTATAAGCCTGTTCAATCTTAGAATGATCTGTGAGGCTATAGGTCTTGAAGTAGTGATAAAAGAAAAGAAACAGAATGCCTAGAATGCTTCCCAAATCAACACTAGACTATTCCCTTGAGATCCGCTATAGGCTTTCAAACGGGGAGTGGTCTAAGTGGATGAATAAGGGAAAAGGTAGCTTTCAAAGTATTGAGATAGTGCAGAGGCAGATCAGAGTCCTAGCAGCCTCATATAATGGCAGAGAGAAGGAAGTAAGATTCGAGTGGAATGGATGGCTATGTGATTTTGCAGGGCTTCCTACGGGCGAAGTAATAAGCCTAAAATGAAAGCGATCGGATGGCTATATGACAATGAATTCAAATATGTATTTCAGAACATAGGCAAAGATCTTTGGGAAGATCTCAGGCAGGAAGTAGCAGTCATAGTCCTAGAGTATGATGCAGACAAACTCAGGGAATTAGAAGCCAAAGGAAAGCAGGTATTCAAGTTTTGGATAGTTCGGATCTGCTGCAATCAGACTAATTCAAAGTACGGGAAGTTTGGAAGGATGTATGCAGCCCTAGTACCTGTGGAGGATATAGTCAAGTTCATCAAGGAAGAAGAAGAAATAGATAATAGTCAAGCGGTGGCAGACTCGATATCTAAGATCATTGAAACCCTTTATTGGTATGATCAGGAGATTCTCAAGATGTATGTGGAACTAGGATCTGTGAGGAAGGTATCAAAGCAGACAGGCATTCCACATACTTCTATTTTCATCACAATTAAAAACATAAGAAAATGTATCAAATCGCAGTTAGTATACTAGGGGCTATAGGGATCACCCTGATCTACTTCTACATCCTAAACTTTCCTAAATTTTTTAAGAAAGTCACAGGTAGGAATTTGGTCAAGCCTTTTAGCTGTTCCTTTTGTATGTCCTTTTGGATCAGCCTCTTTTTTCTAATCTTAAAAACGGATCTACTATCTGCGATATTTATCAGTAGTATAGTACCCTTCATCTATCTGTATGTGGAGGATCATTTCACCAATAAATTTCAACTATGACACCTGAAGATTTAGAACTATTCAAGAAGCACTTTGAACTCTATGAGTGCTACAAAAAACACGCTTTCATTCGCAACTACGATAAGGAAGTCTATACTGATTTGATTCACCTATACACTACCTATGTCAATGAGAAGCATAACTTCTCCCATTGGTGCAGTAGCTGTAGGGCAGAACTAGTCAACTACCTGTATGGGTGGTATGTGAATGAAGAAAACACTACATGGTACAGAGAGCAGCCTCAAGAGGAAGTAGCAGAAGTGCCTTTCAAAACAGAAGAACTTGTGATTGAAAACAAGCCGATCAAGAGAAGAAGAAAACCAAATACATAACACATGGACAACAAACCAAAAACTAGACTAGGTAACGGAAAGAAAAGAAGTGATTCATGGATCACGGCTGCTATCTGTATATCTGATGCAGAGCCACACGCATACACCTACAATGGGAAGAAGTATGTGAACCTAAATATCAATATTTATGATAAGCCGAATGAATACGGGAAGGATGTGGCCATTAACCTAAACGATTATAAAAAGGAAGAAAATAATATCCCACAGGTTAACAAATTCCCTACTACTCCTGGAAATTATCAGGCTGAAGAATACGATCTACCATTCTAAAAAAACCAATCATGTCAAAATTTCAATTGAATTTCAATAGTGAAAACAAAGTGATCAGCGTAACCCTTGAAGATGAAGAGCAGGGAATCTTTGATCTAGCTTACTTGTTTAAGAAGTTGCTAGATGATGCAGGAATTCCTAACAAGCTAGAAGAAAAGGATATCACACCTGTAGAACCTTTGCAAGTAGCTAACGAAAAACTAGACTAAGAATCTACAAAAATCAACACTATGAAAAAGCCTGAGAGATCCGTGATAGAGCAAGCCATTGTCAAGGCATTTGGAAACCTATCAGCAGCCTCAAAGTCATTAGGGGTAGATAGAGTAAGCCTATATAAATGGATTGAACAGGATGGTCTAGAACAGGCTGTAGTAGAAGGCAGGAATTCTAGGCTTGATTTCGTAGAAGGGAAACTAGATCAGAAGATAGATGGCGGTGATACTACTGCCATCATCTTCTTTCTTAAAACTCAAGGGAAGTCTAGGGGATATGTCGAAAGGCAGGAGATCACGGGTGCTGATGGAAAGAAATTTTTTGAAGTGACTATTCTAGATGAAAGTATCTAGTATAAAAACAAATAAAGTATTCAGGCATCTTGAGACTAGCAAGGCTAAGATAGTAGTTCAGCAAGGTGGCACTAGATCAGGGAAGACCTACAATATCCTTCTATGGATCATTTTTTCATACTGCGAAAAGAACACGAATAAAGTCATCACGATCTGTAGAAAGACTTACCCTGCTTTGAGGGGTACTGTCATGCGTGACTTCCTAACCATCCTGAAAGATCATGAGATCTACTCAGAAGATGATCACTCAAAGACAGCATCAGAATACAAGCTAAACAGCAACACCATAGAATTCATTTCACTTGATATGCCTCAGAAGATTAGGGGTAGAAAGAGAGATCTGCTATTCGCCAATGAAGCCAATGAATTGACCTTTGAAGATTGGCAGCAGCTACTATTCAGAACGAATGAGAAGGTGATCATTGACTTTAACCCTTCAGAAGAATTTCATTGGATTTATGATCAGGTACTACCTAGAAAGGATGTAGAATTCTATCAAACTACCTACAAGGATAACCCTTTCCTGGGTGCAGAGATCAAAGCAGAGATTGAAAGACTCAAGGATATAGATGAAAACTATTGGAGGGTATATGGACTTGGTGAAAGGGGGCAGAGCAGATCCCTAGTATATACATTTAGTACCACCAAAGAAATACCAAAGGAAGCAAAGCTAGTAAGCTATGGTCTAGACTTTGGGTATAGTTCAGATCCTACTAGCCTAGTGAGAACATACATCTTAGATGATTCGATGTATGTGGATGAACTGCTATATCGGACAGGCATGACTAATCAGGACATAGCAAATGAGATGAAGGTGCTAGGGCTTGACAGGAGCAATGAAGTATTCGCAGATAGTGCCGAACCTAAAAGCATTGAAGAGATATACAGGATGGGATGGAATGTGAAGCCTACCATCAAAGGATCTATCAACATAGGGATAGACATCATCAGGAGATACAAGTTATTTGCAACGGAAAGAAGCTATAACCTGATCAAGGAACTACGGAACTACAAATACATAGAAGATAAAAACGGGCAGATGACAAATAAACCTGTAGATAATTTCAATCACGCATTGGATGCACTCAGGTATTCGGTGGTGAACAAGATCACAAACAGCCACCTAGGGAAGTACTCCTTCAGATAGATACATCAAACGAAAAAAATATATTTAGAACTATGTGGGATAAATTGACTGTCGGGCAGTTCATCAGCCTGTACGATATCGAGACAAACTCAAATTTGAACATCATTGAGAAGCAGCAAAAAATGCTTTCAATTGTGGAGGGGAATGATGAAGAATTTTATGATGATTTCAAGTACAGAGATCTCTTGCATGAGTACGCAGAGAAGTTATCCTTCTTTGACAACATCCCTGAGATCAAGCCTGTGGACTATTTGCAGGTAGGTGATAACAGATACAAGTTCTGCTTTGAACTACACGAGATCACGGCAGGGCAGTACATAGATATCCTTTCATTTAGTGGGGAGATCATGCAGATCAATAAGATTGCTGCCTGCTTCTTCCTTCCTATGCAGGGTGATAAGTATCAAGGCTATGGGGTAGTCCCTCATGATGTGGTGGCTGATGATTTGCTAGGGGCAAATTTTCTAGAAGTATATAGTTGTATGCTTTTTTTTTGTCAATTATTCAGCGAATTAATAAGCAATACAATAATCTCTTCAATGCTGAATCAGGATCTAGCGGAGAAGGTAGTGGATTTATGGAAAGGTGGGGGTGGGTATTTAGCACTAAGCAAGTTGCAGACTTCCAAAATATCACAGTAAATGCAGCCTATGATCTCAGGGTGATTGAGTACTTGAATACCCTAGCATATTTGAAGGATTATAACAAAGACAAAGAAGCGCAGTATAAGAAATGGCAGTTGCAACAGAAACTCAAGTAGCAGACCTAGTAATAGGAGGAAGGAAACTCAAGCCTAGTGAATACATAGCTAAAGTAGAGGGTACACTTGTGGCAAATGTCAAGAACGCTATGGAGAAGCTAGGGATCAATCTAGTAGATAACCTAGCCAAATATTCACCTGCGGATCAGGGCAAATTAGCATCTTCTTTTTCAGTCATTGGAGTAAGCGAAACAAGGACAGGATACAGGCTTGAAATCAAAGTAGGTGTAGACTATGCCGACTACATAGATAAGGGTGTGAGGGGTATCAAAAACAAGCGGAAGACCTACAAGAATGATGAAGGTAGATACTACCAATTCAAAACCTATGGGATGCCTTTGGAAGCCTTGAAACAATTGGAAGGATGGATGCAGAGGAAGAACATTGAGATAGATGCTAGTAACCTAAGAATAAAATCAGGAGATGAAAGCATGGAAGGTAGACAGGTACTTCCTCAGATTTCAAATAGTGCAAAGAGACTAGCCTACTACATCAAAAAATATGGTATTGAAGGAAGGCAATTCATAAAGCAGTCAATAGATGAAGCTACACCTGAATTCAATGTCGACATTCAAACCATAGGAAGTGATTCACTCATTTTAAGAATAAGCAAATGATAACCCTTACCCAACCAAGCATAAGTATTCTACCTGCATTCAACAGGATTAACTACACCATAAGCAGCACCAACTCTCAGGAGATAGGCTTCAAATATGTTGTCAAGGTATACAATGCAGCAAATGAATTGGTAACTACTGCCTACTATGATAGTCCTGCTGATGCAGGAGATCCTGTAGAATTTGATGTTTCAAAGTATGTCTCTGTAGACTTTACCTATTCCAAAGGATTCTATGAGACTGCAAATTCATCTAGTTCTACCAATGTGATCAAGGGCTTCTACCTGAAGTGCTATGAGTACTATGAAGTAGCAGGGGAATTTGTGATAGTTTTGGCTAGTGAGGTAGTGAGTTCTACTAAGTATGCTTTTGCAGGTGCTTTGCCTCTGCTAGAGTTAAAGAATTGGTATGCAAATCAAACTCAATATTCAGGATCTAGCAATAGTATCTACAAGCCTTTATCAGATTGGACTACTATCAAAGCGAGGGAATCAGATTCACAGATCATAGGCTTCATTAACACAGGCCTTTTGACTAATTGTGAACTACTAGTAACCTACACAAACGCTACTACGGCTACCTATTTCATCACACCCTCTGCTGTAGCTACTCCAAGTGTGACCTATTTCAAAATCACTCCCATGACCTACGGGTCGAATGTGGAATCTATTCAGCTATTTGTGAATTGGAATAACGGATCTGCAAGGAGGTACAAATTTGCTACTCTATTCACTCAATCCTGTGGAAAGTATGATCCTATGCGCATAGCTTACCTAAACAAATACGGGGCTTTTGATTTCTTCAACTTTGACCTAGTGAATAAAACTAGTTTTCAGATTGAAAAGAAGGGATATGAAAGAAACTATTCAGGGGATATCTATGAGGCTAATGGGGTAGTGGTCAAAAATATCAATCCAATCTACTACACAAATGAAACACAGAATTGGAAGATCATTTCAGACTATCTAACAGATTCCCAGGCGGAACTACTTCGTGAACTGCATTCTTCCCCTTTGGTATTCTTGAATGTGGTGAATGATAACTATATCACCCCTTCATGGATTCCTGTCAAGCCTATGCCTACTAGCTATGAGGTCAAGAAGACTGCTTCTGATAAGGTCTTCAATATTGAACTAGATGTGGAACTTCAACTTTCTAATCCCCGACAGGTAATATGAGCGCACGGCTATTTGTAGAAGGAATTGAGGCTGATACCCTAGGTGATATAGATGTAGAATTTACCTTTTCTGTGGCTGATGTTAGCGACATTGAGAGAAGGAATACTTCCTATTCAAAGACATTAACCCTGCCAAGTACGGCAAAGAATCAGCAGCTATTTGGGAACATCTTTGATATCTCTGTAAGTAATGACTACATAATAGGGGATGTAAACATAGGGCAGAACTTCAACCCTGCAAAGCAGGCACAGGCACAGATCTTCCTAGATAATGTGAAGATCTTTGATGGGGTTCTAAGGATGATGAAGATCAACTCCAAATCAGGGGACATAGTCTATGAGGTGAATATGTTCGGAAGGCTTAGGGATATCCTCCACGAACTAGGAGATAAGACTCTAGCAGATCTAGATTTTGATGACTATGACCATGTTTGGAATAGAACCAATATAGAGGCTTCTTGGAGTAGAACAGATTGGGTAGATGGTGCGCAGAACTATGTCTATCCTTTGGTAGACTATGGCTATTCAGTAGACTCAATCACCTACCCTATTACCAATTTTAAACCTGCTGTATTTGTAAGTGAGATTCTTAAAAGGATCTTTGCTGAGGCTAACTTCCAAGTGACTGCCCCGATCTTCAGTTCAGTCTATTTCAGAAAGCTACTTTTGATCACGGCAGAGAAGACCATCACAAAGGAAAGCACTACCCTTCTACATCAGACTCCTGTCCTATATCAGCAGGAAGTGACTACAGATTCCACCTTCTCAAGGCTATTGAATTTCAGTAGTACCTTGGCATCAGGGTTCACGATCCAAAACTCAGGCACTAGATTCAGATGGAATAAGACACAAAACCTAAACACGGGTTTGACCTTGAATCTAAGGCTATCTTTTGAATCCTTGCAGGCATTCACAGAGAATGTGTGGACTATCTCAGTATTAAAGAATGGATCTGAAATTTTGTTTTCTTCTAGGAATGTAAATTTCATTTCAGTAGGTCAATTTTATCTATGGGATGTAGAAATCACAGGAGGCATAGACCTTGCTTTCAATGACTACTTTGAGATCCGATTGAAGGGTGAGATTGCAGGATCAGGAACGAATACCCAACTACAAACAGAGGTAGTAGTAGCACCTATAGGTTCATTCAAGATAGGTAACACAGTACCCGTGGCAGTAGAACTTGAGCAAGGGGATACTATGAAGATAGAGTACACCCTTCCAAAATCTTTGAAGCAGCGTGACTTCTTGAAGTCTATCATATCTATGTATAACCTGTATGTAACACAAGACAGGCTTCGGACAAATGTCCTAGAGATAATCCCATACAATGAATTCTACAGAACCTTCAAGGATCAGGCACTAGATTGGACTGATAAGCTAGATCAAAGCAAAGAGATCTCAATCACCCCACTATCCGAACTCTCAGCAAAGGAATACAGGCTTACCTTTGATGATGATAGTGACTATTGGAGTACATCCTATAAGACCAAATTCAATGAAGCCTATGGGGAATCTAGAACCATCATAGACAATGACTTTATTCTAGACACAAAGACTGTGAAGGTGGTCTTCAGTCCACCTGTAATGAGGGAGCAGGTAGCAGGGCAGATTATGATTCACCTATACAAGGTAGAAAACGGAGTCAAAATACCTGATAACTTCAAGCCTAGAATAGCCTATTGGAAACCACAGGTAGCGTGCCCTGCTTGGAAGATAAGATATGCAGGGAATGTAGATGTGACCTACACAGCCTACCCTTATGCAGGTCACCTAGATGATCCTATAGCACCGAATACTGATGTGCTTTTCGCTAACCCTAGGGAGGTCTATTTCTCGATTGGTGTATATCCAGGAATTAACCTATACAAGGAATACTATGAAGGACTGATCACTTCAATAGGTGACAGGAATAGTAGACTCCTTGAGGGGTATTTCTACTTGACACCTACGGACATCATGAACCTAGATTTTAGGACTATTGTGAAGGTAGGGGTTCACTTTTTCCAACTTGAGAAGGTGGATAAGTATAACCCTATAGCGAACGGGCTTTCCTATGTATCCCTATTTAAGATCCTGAGAAACATCAGCCCTGTAGACTATGACTACATCCTTCTTGAAGATGACTTCTATATGCTACAAGAAAACGGAACTTCTAGATTTTATATTTAATCGATATGGCAGATAAGAGAATAAGTCAACTAGTAGAGCGAATAAACATTGCTAACAATGATGTTCTACCTATAGTAGCAAGCGGTGCTACCACTACGAACAAAGTAACTGTTTCCACCTTACAGGATTGGATGCAGGATAACCTTGATGTAGGTGTGACTTCTGTAGGCATCACATTAGGAACTACAGGAACAGATATAAATGTCACAGGTTCACCTGTCACTAGTTCAGGGAATATCACTATCAATCTACCTACTGCATCCGCTACAAATAGAGGGGCTTTATCTTCTGCTGATTGGTCAACATTTAATTCAAAACAGGGAGCAATTACCCTAACCACTACAGGAACAAGCGGTGCATCTACCTTGGTAGGTAACACCTTAAACATTCCTAACTATACTACAGATTTGAGTGGGTATGTAACCTTAGGAACTACCCAAACAATCACGGCACAGAAGACCTTCACTACTAGCGGAAGTTCCGATACGATGATTATCTCACACGGGAGTGGAAGTGGTTTTGCTTTGGATGTAATCAAGGGAGGTAGTGGTGAAGCTATCCGAGTTCAAAAGACAAGCGGAAGCGGTAATGCAATGACTATTTCTGGAGGTAATTTCGAAGCAGGGACAATCGTCAAAACAGGAGGAACTTCTAGCCAATTCTTAAAGGCTGATGGGAGTGTAGATTCTTCTACATACCTGACTACGGGAACTGCTACTTCTACTTATGTGCCTTACACAGGGGCAGCAGCAAATGTAGATTTAGGAGTCTATAACCTTACATCAAGCGCAGTAAATGTAAATGGATCGGGATCAAATGCAGGGGTAATAAATTTGGAAAGCAATACTATTTTCCCTTTGGTTAATGGCTACGGCACTATAGGTTCAGGAACTACTAACCAATTTAATTTTTATCAGACAACAGGGGCAGGTGTTTTTCGTGGGGCTATTTTAAGTTTAAATAGTATCACTGCATCTGCTACAAGAACCTTCACCTTACCTAATGCTGATGGCACTTTGGCTTTAAGTAGTGACCTAGGCGCATACCTTCCCCTAGCAGGTGGAACTTTGACGGGTGCTTTGAACGGGACTAGTGGTGCTTTTACAGGTGCAGTTTCAGGTTCAGCAGTTACAATAACGGCAACCACAGGAATCGCAGGAGATTTTACAAATAATTCATCAACTAATGAAACATTAAGGGCTAGAAATAATGGTTCAGGAAATATTGCAGCCTTTAGAAATGCATCAGCTGAAGTTGCAAGTATAACAAATTCAGGAGGGCTAACCTTATCAGGTGCTTTGAACGGGACTAGTGCTAGTTTTAGTAGTACTTTAGGAGTCACAGGAAATACTGCATTAGGAGGTACTCATACACCTATATATCCTCTTCATGTTCAAAAAAGTGTTTCAAATAATTATATAACTTTTCTTGCTAATACAAATACTACTACAGGTACTTCATTTGGTTTATTCATGAATGCAGGAACTAATGGTTCTGATAGAGCAATTCAAGTAAATAATGCTGCAAATTCATTAGAATTATTTAGAGTTTTTGGTAATGGTAATACAGATATTTTTGGAACTTTAGGTGTCACAGGCTCAGTAGGCATTGGATTTACACCTAGCCCTTGGGATACTACTATTTTTAGAGGCTTACAAATTGGTAATTCAAATCCTGCTTTTTTTATTGGAAGAACGGATGCAGTTTCTCAAATGCAATTAGGTGTAAATGCTTATTTTGATGGTACTTGGAAACATGTTGCAACAAATGCAGCTAGTAGATATTACCAAGCAGCGGGTGAGCATATTTGGGATAGTGCAGTAAGTGCTTCGGCAGATTCAACTGTCGCATGGGTTGAAAGAATGCGCATCAGTTCGGGGGGTATACTTCAAGTTCAATCGGGAGGAGTAGAAACACAATTTGGAGGAGGTTATAAATTTTGGAATGACGCACAAAGTAGATGGTGGTTAATGAATACCTATTCTGCTGCATCAAATCAATTAAGATTTAATTATTTTGGTAATGATGTAGGAAGTATTAACCCTTCATCAGGAGCGTATACTGCCTTATCTGATATTAATAAAAAGAAGGATTTTGAAGAATCTACAATTGGACTAGATGCAATTTTAGGTTTAAAGCCTACTTTGTACAGAATGCAAAATGATGAATTAGAGGGCGAAAAAGAACTTGGATTTATCGCTCAGGAAGTCAAAGAATTTATTCCTCAGGCATATGTAGAAAATGGGGAAGAAGATGCCAAATTCATAGGATTAAATTACAACGCAATAGTGGCCACATTGGTCAAAGCAATTCAAGAACAACAAGAACAAATCAATTCACTTAAAAACCAAATGAAATGAAAGTAACACTTAACGAAGAACAAATCAAAATGCTTGAGGCATGGGCACAAGAACTGCCTACAAAGTACGGGATGAGTTTCATCCAATTCCTAGCAGCACAAGTGCAAGAGCAGAACCCGAAGGAAGCAGAAAAAGAAGAGTAGTAAACATGGGGAATCAAATCGATTCCCCAAAATTTTAAAACCTAACACCAATGGCTGAAGACAACAAGATCATTTTAGATGCAGATGTCAAACCCCTGAAAAAACAACTTAGGGAAGCGACTCAGGAACTACAACTAGCACGGCAGAGGTATGGGGAATTTTCCACAGAGGCTGTCAATGCTGCTAAGAAGGTAGCTACTATCCGTGATTCTATAGAAGATGCAAATGAGGCTTCTCAGCTATTTGATCCAGGAAAAAGATTTCAGGCACTAACTACGGCAGCATCCACAGCAGCAGGAGGTATAGCAGCGGTGCAGGGTGCTATGGCTTTATTTGGTGGAGAATCAGAAGAAGTAGAAAAGGCACTCTTGAAAGTACAGGGTGCTATGGCACTTTCTCAGGGACTTTCTCAGTTAAAGGATGTAGGGAAGGTAACTGAACAATTGAAGCTATCCTTCAAAGGATTGACTACTTCAGCCAAAGGTGCTACTACTGCTACTGATGGACTAACCAAAGGAACGAAAGGATTCTCCAAGGCAATCATAGCCACAGGCATAGGTGCATTAGTAGCTGCCCTAGGTCTATTGATAGCCAACTTTGACAAGGTGAAGGAAGTCATGATGAAGCTATTCCCTGTATTTGAGCAGATGGGCAAATTCATTGGTGGACTGATCACGGGATTCACCGACTTTATCGGATTGACAAATGAAGCAGAGCGAAATCTTGAAGCCCTAAGCAAGTCAAATGAGAAGGTAAGTGATGACATAAACAATAGGATCAAAGTACTATCTGCTCAAGGTGGTAAGGAGGCAGAGATCTACCAACTAAGAGCGAAGCAGATTGACAATGAAATGGCACTCTTGGAAGAAAGTGCCAAAGTGAAGGGAAAGCTAACAGATGAAGAACAGAAAAGGCAGAAGGAACTCATGGCAGATAGAACTGCTGAAGCCTACAACTTCATGAAGTTCCAATCAGAGCAGGAGAAAGCAGCAGCGGAAAAAAGTAAGGCAGCAGGTGAGAAGGCAAAGGCTGAAGCAGACAAAAGAAGGGCACTAGAACTTGAAGCGCAGGGAATCCTAGAGGAATCAAAGCTAGAACTACTAGATCAAAGACAGCAGGAAGAAGCAGCAGTAGAAAAGGAATTTGAAGCCAAAAGAAAGAAGCTAAAAGAGGCAGGAATTGAAGATGATGGTAGCCTAGAGATGGCACGGCAGAACAGACTTGCACAGATCAAGAAGCAGTACCAAGATGAAGAAGATGCCAAGGAACAAGAATTCCAAAAGAGGCTAAATGATATCCGCACAGAGATAAGACTTGCAGGGATCAAGGATGAAAATGAGAAAGCAAAAGAGCAGATCCTACTAGATTTTAAAAGCAAGAGGCAGGAAGTACTAGATAACGAGAAGTTAACGGCAGATCAGAGGACTGCTTTGATATTGACTTTGAAGGAGCAGGAAGATCAGCAACTTAAAGCCCTTCAATTTACCATAGATGAAGCTAACACATTGAAGGAATTAGAGAAGCTAGATGCCGAAATGAAAAAGGCTGAAAATGATTTTGAAATGCAGAGAACTTTGCTAGAGCAAAAACAGGCTTTAATAGATGAGCAGTACAAAGATGATTTAGATGCTCAAGAAAAATACAATGCAGCAACAGAGGCAAATACAAATGCCCGTATTGAATTAGATAGAAAAGAGAAGGAAGCTAAACTAGCAAATGCTTCACAAATTGCAGGCTTTCTAAATACTGTTTCAAATTTAGCAGGTAAAAATACAGCAGCAGGAAAGGCTACTGCTATAGCTGCTACTACTATTGATACCTATGTCGGTGCGCAGAAAGCCTATGTATCTCAAATGCAATTGACTCCCGATTCACCTATTCGTGCTGCTATTGCTGCTGCTATTGCTTTGGCTACAGGTATAAAGAATGTTAGGGAGATTTCAAAAGTAAAAGTCCCAGGTGGTGGTGGTGCATCTGCTCCTTCTATTTCTGCTTCTGCTCCTGCTAGTGTTCAGCAAGTTCCTACAATTGGAGAAAGCCCGATCACAGCACTAGGTGCAGCTATGACACCTACACAACCTTTGAGGGCTTATGTGGTAGAGAGTGAAGTCACAGGATCTCAGAAGAGAGTAGCCGATATTGAACGCAGGGCAGGATTTTAATACTTACAGATATGGATAAGAAACTACCACTATATCAAATGATGATAGGGGATACTATTGAAGGTGAAGAAGAAGTTGACTTCATAGCCCTAGTAGAATACCCTGCAATTCAGAAAAACTTCCTAGCCTTTTCTCAGCATTTTGTAGAATCTAGTCAAGGTGAAAGCAAAGAAGATTTTTTGCCTAGATGTATTGAGTATGTGATCAATGAAGGTAAGGAATCAGAGCAGGCTGTAGCTATTTGTTCGAATATATGGGAACAGAATTTTGCTGAGATACAGGTGATAGTATGTAAAAAGTGTGGGCATTCATGGGACTATCAAGAAGGTGGGAAAGATCCCTACACCTGTCATATGTGTGATGCTGATAACAGCAAAAAAGAAGAACTAGCTGAAGATTCATACAATGACTACCCACAAAGCGCAAAGGATAATGCCGAAAGGGGAATCCGTTTGAATGAAGAAATTGGGAATAGATGCGCTACTCAGGTGGGAAAAGTTCGTGCTACTCAAATCATGAATGGTGAAAACCTTTCTAGAGAGACCATAAAAAGAACTTATTCCTATTTGAGCAGGGCTGCCGAATACTACAACCCTGATGATACTGAAGCGTGTGGCACTATATCCTATCTTCTTTGGGGTGGTGAACCTATGCTAAGATGGGCAGAATCTAAGATGAATCAAGAAGATTTTAGATCTGTAGGATTCAACAAATTCAGCATCGAGAATCAAGATCAGAGAATCGTGACAGGGGCTTTGATGATAGCAGATCTTCCAATCTACAGAAGGGATGAAGATGAAGAATACTATGTCTCATTTTCTGCTGCTGAGATCAAGAAGATAGTACAAAGATTCTTCAAGAAGGGCTACCAATCGAAGGTAAATGTAGAACACTCTACCCCTGTTGATGGGGTCTATATGTTTGAATCTTTCATCATTGATCGGGAGAAGGGAATCATGCCTCCCAAGGGATTTGAAGACATCTCAAATGGGTCATGGTTTGGTAGCTTCAAAGTAGATAATGAGAAGATATGGAATGAAGTGAAGGCAGGGACTTTCAAAGGGTTTTCTGTGGAGGGACTTTTCAAATATGAGAAGACAAACAAGGTGATCACCCAGGAGGAACAGATCATGCAGGAGATCTTCAAAATTCTTAGCAAAATTGAACATTAAAAACAATTTAATATTTACTTATATGAACGCAAAAGAAGCACTAGTACAGATTAAGCAACTTCTGTTCTCAGAAGCAGAAAAGAAGGCAGCCTTTGCATTGGTTGAAGGTAAGCTAGTAGATGGCACTATGGTGGCCTATGACCTTGAGGCAGGAGATATCTTTGTGATTGGTGAAGATGGGGCACAGATCCCTGCACCTGTTGGAGAGCATCAACTAGAATCAGGTGAAGTAGTGGTAGTCCTTGAAGAGGGTAAAATTGCAGAAGTAAAAAAGGCAGAAGAAGAGGCTAAAATCGAAGTTGAGATTGAGGCTGCTGCTGAAGTACCTGCTGAAGAACCTAAGAAGGATGAAGCAATGGCCAAAGTAGAACAGGCTATGGGATACCTTGAAAAAAAGGTAGAAGAATTGAGTGCGAAGGTGAAGGCAATGGAAGAGAAAGCAGGTAATGTAGAGGAAGCGGTGAAAATGTCTGCCGTAGTCCTTGAATCTCTTGCAAAAGAACCAAGTGATAAAGCTATCACAGCCCCGAACCAATTCGCAAAGCAATTGAAAGTAGAAAAAAGTGAAAGGTATAACAGCCTACAAAGCGCATTTCAAAAATTAAAAAACAAATAAAAAAATGGCACTAGATCTATCAGGTTTAACTAACTATGTAAAAGAGAACGAATTGCAGTTGACATCTGCTGCTATCTTCTCAGCAAAAACTGCTTCTTTGATCGAAGCACTAGGTAATGTTCAGGTGGGTGTGAAATCCGCTGAGACTATTAACATCATGACTACTGATGCAGTATTCCAAGCAGGTGGTACTTGTGGTTTCAACTCAAGCGGAACTACTACTATCACTCAGAGAACCATCACAGTAGGAAAGATTAAGATTCAGGAAAGCATTTGCCCTAAGACTTTTGAAGCTAAGTACACTCAGAAGGCTTTGAGAGAAGGATCTACTTATGACTACATGGCATACGCTGCTGAGTATTCTGCACAGAAAGTAGAAAGAATTGGTGCTGCTCTTGAAACTGCTATTTGGCAGGGAGATACTACTTCAGGAAACGCTCAATTGAACAAGTTCAATGGCTTTGCTACTATCATCAATGCTCTAGGTTTTGGTGGTGCAGGTGATCCAATCAATGGAAACTCTTCTAACCAAACTACCTTGACTACTGCCAATGTGATCGCTGCTGTAGATGCGGTATTCGCTGCCCTTCCTGCTGAACTTTTGGATAAGTCTGATGTAGTTATCTTTGCAGGTAATGACACATTCCGTGAGTATGTTCTAGCTTTGAGAAACGCTAACCTATTCCACTATCCTGTAGATGCTGCGAACATGGAATTGATCATCCCAGGTACAAATGTGAAGTTGATTGGTGTGAACGGATTGAATGGCACAGATTACCTAGTAGGTCTTTCAATGTCAAATATGTACCTAGGTACTGATCTTTTGAATGAGCAGGATCGTTTCGAATTGTTCTATGCTAAGGAAGCAGATGAAATGAGATTCGTAGTAGAATTCAAAATGGGTGTTCAGGTAGCATTCCCTGATCAAGTAGTATTTTGGAAGAAGGCTTCCTAAATTAAATTTGGGGAAGATGGTGGCGTCTTCCCCTTCACTTTATAAATTAATATAAATATGCCTTGTGCCTTAACTCAGAGTTATACGCTTGATTGCAAAGATAGCGTAGGCGGTTTAGTAGCCGTGTACTTTGCACCTTTTGAAGATTTGGGAACAGTAACCATAGCAGCAGGAGTAGTAACTACTTTGACTATGGATGCAGGAAAAAAATTCTACAAGTATGATCTTGTGAAAGAATCTTCCAACTTCGCTGAGGCTGTGAATACTAATGTGCAGAATGGTACTATTTTCTATGCTCAGACTCTCGAAATTATCCTTAACAAATTGCAAGTAAATACCCGAAATGAGATTGTTCTTTTGGGAAAAAACAGACTTGCAGTGATTGCAACAGATAATAACGGGGAAAATTGGTTCTTGGGTGTAGGTAATGGTTTGGATTTGACAGGTGGAGGAAGTGCTTCAGGTACTGCCTTCGGTGATAGATCAGGATACACTTTGACCTTCACAGGTAATGAGAAAGAACTCTGTCCAAAAGTGACAGCAGTCATTCCAATTACCTAATATTTGGTTTGTTGTTTAGATGTGAAAGCACCCTCAATTTTGGGGGTGTTTTTTTTGTGTACATTCTGAAGGGTTTTTGTATTTAAAGGTATGGTGATAATTCAGAAGGGGGTGAGTAGCGTGATCTACATAACCCTATTTGACAAAAGAGAAACTAGCAGCAATTCCTACACCTTTCTATTTCAGAATGAAGTGACAAAGGAAGAAGTGACCTTAACCCTTACAGATGTGAGTGATTTCAAGCAGAGATCTTCAGAGTTCAATATCTTGGCAGCATCTTTCACTAATGGAACTGTGGGATTTTGGCGGTACTATGTAACCCAAACGGGTAGCGGTGCTGAGATTATTGCAACAGGAAAAATGGAATTGACTGCACCTGATCTATCTACTACAGGAGTGGTGAGATACAACGGGTA